GAGTGCCGGCTCATACCTGAACTCGCGCTTGAGGAACGAAATCTCGTGAATGGTGCGATACGCAGGGGGATTGAGATTCGTCTTGTCCTCGCACGTGTAGGTCAAGCCTTTGGCTGGGGCGTGTGCCATGATCGTCTTCTGGTTGAAAACGTCAATCACGCTGGATGCGATGTTGAGAATGTTGTCGTCTCCATACATCTCCACCCGTACGCATTCCTCAAAGCCCTTCATGCTCAGGGACCTTGTTGGGTACATGTGGCGCGTACAATCCATCCAGACCAGCCTGAAGGCAATTAGTCCGAAAATGGAATTCATGATCGAGGTCAGGGGGTTTCCCGAAGGCAACCCATGATCCTGTTCGTACACCTTTTTCCCCGTGAGGTAGCGTGGTTGAGAGAGCGACACCCCCACTGCGTCGATAGCAGTGTTCAGTTCGGGGTCCTCAAAGGCACACAAGCTCTTCAGCACCTTGATAACTGCGGTCAAGAGCTGGCACGATTGGCTGTTGTCGTAACCGGAAAAGTCACCCGCAACCACATGAGGTCCGAGGCACGTGATGTGCCTGACGAGGTGTTCCCAGTCTTTTGAGTAGGGATTGATTCCCACAGCAATGCCGTTGAAGATCTTGTTGTCGACCAAATCGCTTGCGACTGCTCCGAAGAGCATGCGCGTGACGACGGTGGCGACGATGTCGTTGGCACGGATGATCCTGGTCTTACCAATAGACACTTTTTCGAGGGGCAACTTTTCGTCCTTCAATGTGTCGATACTGATGAAGCCAGGGTCAATACCCGCCTTGCAGGCTTCCAGGGTGATGTTTACCTCCCTTTCGACGTGCTTTGCGCCGGGTGTGTCAAAGACAAAATCGCCCTCTTGGCCGAAGGCTGCAGTCTTCCCTGGGTTGAAGAGGCTCGGTCGATACAAGGCCGACACGCCTGCAGATTTGGAACGGGGAATGGGTTTCAGGTTCGTGAGATCCTTGGCTCCTTCGACTGCTTCACGGAAAGTGAGCAGCCTGTTCTTGTTCCTGATGCAAGGCTTGAGCATCTTGACAACGCTGAGAACCGCTGCTTCAACATCCTGCTCATTAGTAGTGACATTGACTGTCATCTGCTTCTTGTGAGCAAGATGGAGCGGCGACTTGACTGTGCCGTCTTGTGCCTTGAAAGGCGCCAGGCGTGCGAGTCCCTTGGTAGGGGCTCCAAGCACGCCATACATTGGACTTTTGATGTATGCTGACTTCTCTGGTTGTACAGCACGCACGGGCAGCACGTCCACAACGTCCATTCTGGACTCGTGTTTGATGACGATGTCTGCCTCGATGTCCGCGTATATGCGCTCAATCTGAGGCCGGAGCTTGGCGATCTGTGTTCTGAGATAATCGCTTGTAATGATTGTCCCGTAGCCGATCTTGCCTTCTCCGCTGTCGCTGCCTGCCATATGAATCCCGAACAGCCGTTTCTTTGGCTCATTTGTGTTCAGGTACAGCAAGCTGCCACAGTCCCCTTCGCGCGTTCGCGCTTTGTAGAAGACTGTGTGTCTGTGTGTGTGGTTCCCGATTTCGATGGGCTTGTCCACACACCTTGAATCCACTTCGTGGATCATGAGGCTCGTTGGAGCTCTGGGGGCGACGATGCTCACGTCGAAGTCGCGGTTGCGACCGTATGAGAGCGAATCAACGAAGAATTCCACGATGTTCCGTGCGTTCTGCATGAAATCCCCGAACTCCACGATGGCCAAATCCCGTTCGTAGTCGATAACAGTTCTCTCCTCATCGAAGAAGTTACTGTAGGGAACAGCCACTCGCTTTGTCGGATCTCCATGTCGCACCAGAATCATCTGGTCCTCGTCTGAGATCTTGCCCGCCTCGCGCATTCGCTTCATTTGCGTTATGTAATGCGCGTTTAGCATTCCAATCCTTCCGGTGAGCATTGTGACCTTGCCCTTTGAGTCGTCGTCGTCGATATCCTGATTGGCAGTGTACATGTGGTACACGTTCCTTTTAAGGAAACTGGCCACGAACGTGGGTCCAAAGAGCGATTGAGTTTGCTCCTCAGAAAACAGTTCAGCGTGGTATTCAACCATTTCAGGCATGTCTGACCTTCTCAGTCTGTGCCGGCCCATATCAAAATGGGTTTGCATGCCTTCATCGACCTTTGCTTGAATGGCTCGCGCTTTCTTTGCGAGTTTCTTCGGGTCGTATCTGGCTTGAACTCCGGCTCCAGCATCTGCCAGCACTGCCTCCATGAAGGAGCGTGCGTTGGGGTGCATGACGCGGTCCTTTGGTTTTGTTTCGAGGAATTCCTTCCTCATTTTGTCATAATTGGACAGCATCCGCTCGGCAGCTGGTAGACCTACAAGGCCCTGCTCTTCTCTCTTGGCTTCGCCAAACAACCAGTGAAGGAAGACGACGATGGCTCCAAGCGCTCCGAAGAGCAGCCCGAGCAACACGGCCATACTGCGGAACTGGCCAGTGCCAGCTTCCACAGCGAGAGTTTCCATTTTTGTCTTCGTCCATTCGACAAATATTTTCTTTTGCCGTTGGAGGTATTCCACCATGGTTTCCTCCTGGACAGACTCGGGATCGATGGTTCCCGGTGGTGGTGTCTCTTTGGTCCCGAACCAGTCGAGCCATCCCTCGTAGAACATTCCTTTCTTTTCACGAATGTCTGAGACAAGCTTTTTCAGGTCACTGGTGTACTGTTCATGCTGCTCGTGAGTACCTGTGTACAATTTGGCAAGGTGTCTCACGAACGTGGGGAAATCCATATCTTGTTCGAATTCCCACGTCTGCTGCTTTGCATCAGCGATCCTGAGGAGTCGGAAAACACCCACATCGGGGTTCCATCCTTCTCCAGCTTTCTTCGGGTCGAGGCGACGGTCTTTTGGTTCGCAGTCCATCGTTTTGTCAGTGCAGTACTCCTTTTTAGGGAAGTATTCGACCCACACTGATATCCTCCTGATGAACGCCTCAGGCTCCACAATGTTCATGTCCCAAAATTGGAACTTGTTGGTGGAGCACATGATAACGCTTGACGAGAAGTTCACATTTCCTTTGTTGTGAAGTTCCGCCATGTTGAGAGGACACGGATTCTGATTGATGAACCGGACCACAGCAAGCGCATCGGTTTTCTGACCGGGGGCTGCCTTCTGTTGACCTAAGTCATCGATGACAACAGCCCACTGTCCTTTGTAACCGTTTGCGTGCTCTTCCTCCGAACAGTAGGTCCAGATTTCGCTCTGAGGCTGTTCCTGGAATGCATCCAACTGCTCTTCGGGCATCACCAATGCCGCAAGTGCGCGAAGCACAGGGGCGGTGACGTAGGACTTCCCGGACCCGGAAGCCCCTTGCAGGCAGATACCGAGGGGGACTGGTCTTGAAGCTGAGGTCATACCTGTTTGGTTGTAGATCACTTCAAGTTTGTCCAGTTGAGCCATAGCCATGCGGTGCAATTGCCATGAGCCGTAGGACATCGATTTCTCGTCCACGGCAATTTGGCGACCACGCTGCACAAGATTGTGCACGCGTCTCGCATTGGCT